GCCTTGGCCTTGGCGAGGATGGTCTGGACCTCGGCGGTGGCCCGTTCGTACCGCTTCTTGGTCTGTTCCATCTCCACTTCGATGGAGGTGATCAGGTCGTCGATGGTGGGCATGCGTCGGTTGCCTTCCGTGCACAGTGATGGATGGGGTCCACTGCGCGCGACAGCCACCGAATCTCCGGTTCGCGGTCGAGCGAAGCTCCCTGCGGTCATCCGCCGCAGGAGCCGGGGTCGTGGGATTGTTCAGTCCTTCTCGGCGAGCATCGCCTCGTATTTGGCGATGCTGCCCCGCCCGACCAGCACCGCAGTCTTCCGCTGCTCGGCGAGGTCGGCGCGGTGGCTCAGCCGGTCCAGGGCCGCACGTGCGGCACCGGCCGGCAAATACTCGAGCGCGTCCAGGATCTCCCGGCTGCGCGCCGCCACACTCGTATACGGGTTGGCCCCGTAGTTGACCGCAGACGTGTCTCCGCGGTCGATGTCGTACTCGTTGATCCGGAACTCGGTGTAGTCCGGAGACCACTGCCCCAACTCGATCATGAACGCGAACGATTGTTCGGTGATCGTCCCGTCCTCAACCGCAGCGACCAGATCCTTCACATCCTGCCGGGTCGGGTTCAACCATGCCCGGTTCCCGCCGCCGACCTCATCGGACCACAGTTCGAGGGTAGGCGGGTCGGTGACCGTGCGGGCCATCGCCAACCCGGCATGGTTGGTCAGGAATACCACATCAGGGCTGGCCTTCGTGGTGGCCTCACCGGCGCCCGCGGAGACGATTTCAGTGTACGGGCCGGCCCAGTCCCACATCTCATAGCCGCGCTCATAGACCGTGTAGTAGCCCTCAAGCCGGTAGAACTGCTTGCCGTCGCGGGCAATCTTCGTGGCCCGCAGCTGTGCTGGGGCGCCCATGTCCTTGGTTGACACCCGGCGGGCTCCGCCGTTCGGCAGCATGATCCCGCCGCGGACCTGTCCGCCGACAAGCACCCCCTCGCGTTCGAACCGTTCGGCCCGCCGCTGCCCGGCCTCCTTCAACGCCGTGAGGACTTCGCTGTCGGGCATGCTCGCCTCCGGTTCGTTCGCATATAAGGCAGCCAACTGCGCCTCAGCGTCGGCCTTGGTCGGATGACACCCGGCGGTCGAACCATCCGAGTCCTTGATCACAGCCCATTCGCTGGCGGCGCAGGATCCGCCACCCTTCTCGATATGCCAGGGCATCTCAACCGCCATCCCGGCTGGTCAGGATCGTGAATGGTGGATGCACCCCGCCGGAGTGATGTGCGGCTGCGTCCAGTGCGCGCCGGATCCTGGTCTCCGGCTTCAGCCCGCGGGTGGCGTGCAGCGCACCGTAGGCGATCTCCCATCCGACGCCGCATGCCTCATAGCCGTCATGGGACCAGCCGACCTGGTAATCATCGCTGATCTTGTAGAGCCTGCCGCTGACACCGATCAGGAACGTGCCGCCCGTCTCGACTTCCTTATCCTTGGTCGCGAAGCCCGCAGTCTTCAACACCGCACGGACCGCATCGACGAACTCCGTGATGATGAAGCGATCCAGATCGTCACCCTCGCGATCCAGCGGTTTCGGTAGGTCCGCATAGCGGATAATCTGCCCCATCCGGAACGAGGTAGTGAAACCGATCAGATAGGCGCCGATCCGGGACACCTTCGGATCGGCCCGGTGGGTGCGGACCCAGCCGGATAGGCCGGCACTGTCACCACCGAGGATCACCCTGCCGGCAGTCTGAATGCCGACGATGCAGGTCATGAGCCGATCGTCGCCGCTGCGGTCGGCTGCGTCCGAGGTGATCCAAACAACCGGTCGAACTCGGCCATCTGCTCCTCCGTCAGCGGCGGTAGGTTCTCCAACTCCCGCGCTTCCGACGGCGCCAGTGTCCTATTGGCGATCCGCGCCGAGATCACCTTCACGCGGGTCTCATCATCCATCCGCAGCAGAGCCGACGTATTCAGCTTCACATACCGCGGCCGGGGCAGCAGTTTCGACAGGTTCTTCTCCCGGCGGAACACTGCCGGACCCAGATTCATGATGAGGAACTGCAGGTTCCGCTGGGAAATGTTCGCATACGTCACCGACTGCCCCGACACCGCGCCCTCGATCAGATCCGCCGGACAGGAGAAAAACCGGGCAATATCCGTGACCCCGTACTTCTTCGCATCCAACCACTCCGATCCGGTCGTCTGCGACTGGATCATGTCATATTCCCAGTCGGAGCCGACCACGAACAGATCCCCGCCCTGAACGGACGCCTTGAACCGGTCCTTCACCTCCGCGGCCTGCGCCGGAGTGATCGTCCGCGCGGTGTTCCGGAGCTTCGCCTTCGGCACTCCGCCGCCGGCAAACCAATCCAACGCGAACTGCTGAATCGACTGGTACTCCCCGATCGACCACGCCGCATAAGCCACCGGGGACAAACCCACCGGCAGACCCGCCACCGGATACTGCCGCTCATGCCAAACCTTCTCCGGCGGATATTTTACACCGTCGATGCGGTACGTGACCCCGGTCTTCTTCGTCTCCACCACATTCACCGCGCTGATCGGCTGCAAATCAATCCGCGAAGGCAGCCCGAACGAGTTCGTCTCCGTGATCAATCCTACGGCGTTGCCGGCCCGGTCGAGATCCACCTGACTGGCATACATCCAATCGCAGTAATCCCACCGGGCCCCACCCGGATCCACCAACACCGGCGGCACCGGTACATCCACCTGCAACCCGCCGACCCGCCGGTACACATCCAGCGGCAACGTAGACACCATGTCCGCGCGGAGCCGCAGACACGCCCACACCGCAGAATGCCGCATCGCCGTGTCGTTGCTGACCCGCACCGCGCCGGTTCTCGCCGGAGGCCGGCGAGTGATCAGATCAGCCGCGGTGACCCCGCCGAAGCTGCGCCGGCTGAACAGGCTCACCCGGAACCGGTCCGCCCAGCGCGGTACGCCGCCAGCGACGAACCCGCCAGCACCACCACACCGGACACGCCGACCGCCGCCCACCGGTACAACCCGGCCACCGCCAAACCGCATCCGGCAGCGACGAGCAGCAGACCAAGGGCGTCCAGGAAGGTGGTCATCACGTCATGCACGCGGCCCCCCGCCTCCCCCCTAATGGACGCTGTCCAGCACGTCATAAGCCGGCTCAACCTCAAGCAGCCACGCCACCCCCGTCGCCGCGACGATCGGAGAAATATCCGCCGACTTCCGCCGCGACCATATCCACAGGTCGTCACCCAAATCCCGGGCGACCGCCCCCTCCAACGCCTGCGTGAACAACGGATCCGCCGAATGCGTCATCCCGCCGCCGACCACCAGCCGCTGCAAATGGGCGCACGCCAAACCCATCTCATGTCCGGTGAACATCCGCAACTCAACACCTGCATCGGCGAAATCCTCAGCCAACGCCATCACCGCGCCACCGGCGAACACCCCGAACCGCGAATCCGGATACCTGGCATGCAACTCTGCCGCACGGGCCGGCATCCATTCCGTCCGCGGCCGGTAATCCGCCAGCTCCACATGCGGCACACCCGCCCGGTCCACCGCCACACCGATCGACCCCGACGACAACCCCGGCGAGCAATCCAGGAAGAACCGGCGCGGGCCATCCGGCGGTTCTATCGTCACCGCCATTTTGGCCCATAGTTCCGTGCTGATCGGCTTAGCCGCCGCCGACTCCGGGTCATCCCACCAGCCAAGCCGTTCCCGACCGAATTCATTCGGCGGCATCGCCTTCCGCTCGGCCCGGATGTGCTCCACCGTGATCCGCCGACCCAATGCCAAGTTCGCCCGTGCCCACCGAACCTCATCATCCAGACGGCAACCCTGAGCCGCCAGTTCGTGTGTACATGCCGTCTGCTCGCAGTCACCCGGCAGATCGTCGCAATACTCCGCCCACACGAGCCGCGGCGCCGATCCAATCCGACCCCGATCCCTTACCGCCCGCCATACATCCGACTTCGCCAACCCCGCCGAACCACCATACAGCACTTGCGGATCCGGCCGTGCTGACAGAGTCGGCAACAGCGCGCCCATGTGCGCCGGCAACAGGAACATCGACTCGTCCAGCACATCCTTATCGGCAGTCAACCCACGGCCGCCGCCCTGCGTGCGGGCCTTGAACTTTACCCGCCGGTCATCCACCAATTCAATCGCTTCGTCGCCGTTGCCCCGGTGAATCGCCTTTACCCGCCGCCGCAGCACATCCGACCCTGTCACGATCTCGTCCAGATCCCGGAACGCCTCTTGGGTGGTCGAGAACTCATGCGCTGACCACACCACGAGCCGCTGATCCGTGACGAACAACCAGCCAATAACCGCCTGTTTGAATAAACCCGTCTTGAAGTTCTGCCGTGGCCCGCACACCCCGACCTCGAATGCCGCAGACCGCCCCATAGGATCCACGGCGAAGATCAGGTCCAGCAACATCCGCTGATCGACATCCGGGCCGAACCCTACCACATCGCACAAATCGGCAACCTCAGGCCCCAACGTCACCGCAAACGACGGGAACGTCAAGAACGCCGGCCGGACCGCCTCAACCAGACCGCTTGCGGTCACGTCGCGCCCGCACCTCATCGAGTTCATCGCGCTTGACCAGCGCACCCTCAAGTGCCGCGTCCATCGTCGCCTGCAATTGCTTCACCAACGATGTCAACCCCATCGGCGATCGAGCCCCATCGATCTGTTCCGCCAACGCCAAAGCTGCCGTACCCAACCAGGTCTCATCCCGACCAGCCGACTGAAGCGCAGCCCGAACCCGCCCTGTCGTCGCTCCGCCACCTTCAGCCTCGGCCGGCCCAGGCAGACCCACCATGCCACCCGCACGGCTAGCCCGCGTCCGACATCGCGTCCCGCAATACTTCGACGTCGGCCGCTTCGGCTGATATGCAGCGCCACACACGTCACACGCACGCATCCCGGCACCACCTTCAACCGCCGTAGCGCTACGGCACAAATCGGACAGGGACGCGGCGTGACTCCGGGGTCAGGGGGGTGAGCTTTCTAAAGATCGTTTCGGCCGCCACCGTGCCACATCGATTGGGTCATCATATCTGGTGGCACGTTGATATAGGATGCCTACGTGATCATGTGGTAGGCGAAGATGGTCCGCTATCTCGCGCCACAGCATGCCATCGGCCCTGAGGCGGGCGGCTTGTAAGCCCTGTGCAATGGTCTCTGGTCGTGGCTGCTGCTTTGGCTTAGCGGGCTCACATGTCCAGCATCGTCCAGCTCGGAGCCCGGTACCGCATGCGCCGCATGGTCCGGGGCGGATCCGGGTGCGCGGTGCTGGTGTTGATCCTACGTAGGTCGGGTCTAGGGGGTGTGGCGCTGTACCAGCCGAAGGCCGCGAGCTGTTCGCCGCCACCCGCAGCTCCGCGGCGTGTCGCAGACGGCGGCGTCTGCTGCCGGCGAGGTGTCTCGACGGTCCCTTGATGGGCGCCCCGTCTCGCATGCTAAGCGAGGTGCAGAGCCTCGAACAGTACCGTCTCGGTACGTACCGCTGATGGGTAAACCGGATGGCACACCAACGGCACCGGCTCGTTGCGCTGTTGCGCGCTGGACCCTGACGGCGACACGGCGTGCACCGCGCTTGGCCCGCCGGAAGGCTCCCGGTTCCTCGCCACATCAGTCCGCCGCAGTCGGCGCATGGCATGTCAGGGCGACGTGGCATGGACTGTCTCCCGGATGTGCGGCAGCCCCCGCTCCGGGAAGGACGGGGGCTGTCTGGCCGCGATGATCAGTCGCGGATGTGGGCGATGATAGTTGCTACCAGCGTGTGGCGCGCCAGTTGCCGCGGAGTCTGTTGCCGAGGCGGGCACCTGCTTGCCGGTTGCAGCGTGCGTGTTCCAGGTCCCGGTCTTGGGTGGTGCCGCCGAGGGCTCGGGGTGCGTAGTCGGGGTGGCCGAGGTCGAGGCGGCAGTAGGTGCAGGGGCCATGGGGGCAACGGTCAGGGTGGATCATGTTGCAGCCGCATCGTCGGCAGGGTCGGGGGCCGGTGATCCGTAGCTGCCGCATAAGTTGTGCTTTGCGGCCTTGGTGTTCGGCGCCGTAACCCCGTTGTGTGGTTGTGCCGGTCCGGCGGTTAGTGTTCGGCCGGCTCATCGTCGGGGCCGAGGAAGTGGTAGCCCGTGGCCGAGTCGTATCGGTACCAGCCATTCTCGCCGGCCGTGAACGGCTCCAGTGAGATTGTGCCGTCTGCGCTCGGGGTCGTGTGGTAGAACTCCGCAGGATCGACTTCGGCCCATTCTGTCGGCTCAGCCATCACTCGTGTTCCCATGTTGTGAGCGTCTCGTGGTCGCGGTCGTACCCGGCGTGAGCGTCTCGGCCTGCTGCCGCCTCAATGCGGTGGTTACGGATGCGTATGCATGTGAAGGTGTGCTCGACGGCGGTGCCTTCGCCTACGGTCTTCTGCGCCCCGCACGGCGGGTAGTCGCCGCGCTCGACGGCTGCGGCTTCGAGGGTGATCCAGTCGCCGAGTCCGCGCCCGAGGTGGTTGGAGGCGTAGGTGAGGAGGCAGTCCAGGGCCCAATCGGTGACGGACATGCCGCGCGTTTTGGCGGCGTCGGTGATGGCGTCGGCCTGGATCGGTGTAGCAGGGAGCTCGATCATTCGGACACCACCGTCCATACATCGTTCGGTACCAGTTGATCGGTAGTGATCTCGTCGGTGTGTCCGATCGGGACCGCGTCGCCGGAGTTCTGGTAGATGCGCACCTCGTGTTCGTCCACATCCACGAGGTACTTGCCGGGCCGGTGGAACGTCAACGTCACGGCCTCAACCAACCTCGTCCCCCAGTAGCTGATTCACGTCCGCGTAGGTGACAGGGCCCGCCCTCGCGGTACGTCTTCACTTCACCACCCATGTCCCGTCAAGGTAGACGAGGGTGTCACCGTTGGCCCGGAAGTACCGGTCGCCGTTGTAGAACGGCCGCGTCACCACGGCCCCATGGGCGTCGGTCTGCTCGTGCGCCGGGGGCTGAATGTTCGGGTCGGCGGCGCCGGAGTACAGCGTCACGCCGCCCTGCTGCACGGGGTTGGCGTCGGAGCCGACCTGCTGGCCGAGGGTGATCGACCCGTCGTAACGCAGGATCAGCGAGTGACCGGCGAAGATCGCACCGGGGTGGAACTCGCGGTAGTTGTCGCCGAGGGTCGCAGGTCCGCCGTAGCCCGGTACGACGAAGATCGGCGCGTTGTCTTTGTCTACGACCAGCAGGCCGTGGCGCTGACCGACAACGCCAGTCTTGATTGTCAGCGCGTCGCCGCTATCGGTTCCGTTGATCCGCACCGGACCGTTGAGGGTGGTAGTGCCGTTGACGGTCAAGCTGTTAACGACCGCGGTGAGCGCCCGGGCGACGGGGCGGTCGTCGCTGGTGGCCGAGGTGTGACCTGCGGCGGTACCGACGGCCAGGGCCGCAGCGACGATCGCGGCGTAGACGACCCGAAGGGTCACGGGGACGGTGCGTAGCTTCATGCCGCCAACCTAGCACCTTGTGGCACACTAGTCCACATGAGTGCATCTGGGCCCCGGCCCGTCAGAGACGCGGTCCTGCGAGTGCGGATCGCGCAGGCAACCCTCGACGCCTTGGACCAGCTCGCGGCGACCGAGCAGCGGACCCGGTCCGACATGGCCCGGATCCTGCTAACCGAGGCGCTACAACGACTCGGCGACCACGGAACGATCAACCCACCCTGACCGTCGTCAGGAGCGCCACGGTCGCCCAGCACGCCAGCCCGGCCCAGCCGAGCCCGACGCGGGGGTGGGCGACACCGACGGCGGCGAGGGCCAGGAGGATCACGGCGAGCAGCAGCAGCACGGCGTAGACCGGGTGGGTGATCTCCATCGGGTGCTCACCTCCGTCCGATCGAGAGCGGACTGATCCACGTTGAACCGCAGGGTGCCATGTCACTCGCTGTGACGCAAGCACCCGTCGTTGGTCGGGGTCGATCGGGAAGAGTCGCACCTTGCCGACGCCTTTCGCCGCGTTCTGCCGTTCGCGTTCGCCAGCTCCGCCGCGACCAGCGCCGGTTCGGTGAACAGGTGGTAGCCGAGCAGCACCCACGAGTCGGGGATCGGCTCCAGCGGGTCACGCTCGGGTCGCCATGGTGATGCTGGGGCCATCCAGGAGCGGATGGTGCGGGGGGTGACGCCGCACCGGGCGGCGGCCTCGGCGAGGGTGTAGACGCGGGGGCGCGTCATGCCGGATCCATGGGAGCGAACGAGATCCACGACCATACGCCAGCCGGATCTACCAACTTGGCATCAACGTCCAGTTCCAGACATTCCATCGCATAGCCGTGGTTCATGGCGATCAGATCGAGTTGCGGCAGATTCGCTGAGTGGACCGTCCGGCGGAATGAGACTGCATACTCGGCGATTGCGGCGAGGGCTTTGTCAATAGCGGCGCATTCCCAGCCGGCTACGAATGCGCCATCATCGTAGGGACCGCCCTTGCTGGTGACCACCACGAATGGCATTACCAGCTCGAATTGCTGGCCACCCTCCTCATATTCATGATCCATCACGCCGCCCCGTTCGTCTTCTCGTACGCGGCCCGCATCCCGACCATCCGGGTGTACTCCCCGTCGGTCATCCGCCGTCCGCAGCCCCCCGCGCGCTGCTGGCATTCGATGACCGCCGACCCCGGCTCCTGGTACAGCGCACCGGCGCGGCACCACGGGCAGTACCGCTGCCGCAGCAGTTCCGCCGACT